AGAAGTTACTTGTACTGTTGATGTGCGTGATGTATTTAAGGTGCCGAAAGTCGGTAACATTGCAGGTTGTTATGTTCAGGACGGCAAGGTTACAAGAAATACAAAGGTACGCCTGTTAAGAGAAGGACTTGTGATATTCGACGGCAACATTGCATCGCTTAAGAGAATAAAAGATGACGTAAGAGAAGTAGAAGCGGGCTATGAGTGCGGTATCGGGCTTGAGAACTTCAACGATGTAAAAGTAGGCGATGTGATAGAGGGATACAGAATTGTTGAAACAAAACGAAAACTTACGACAGCGTAGGAAAGAGGTAATAAAAATTGTCAATACGAACAGAGAAAGTTGCGCAAGAGATAAAACATAAGCTAAGCACTGCAATGATGAAAGACCTTGAGAATTTGAATTTAGGTCTTGTTACGATTTCAAAGGTGATAGTCTCACCCGATTTAAAAATTGCAAAAGTATATTTAAGTTTCTTAGGCAATAAAGAGCCAATAGAAACTTGCTTAAAGAGAATAACCGAGAAGAAAGGACATATCCGATTTCTTCTCGGTAAACAGCTTACAATCCGGTACACACCCGATTTGTTATTCTTCCATGATGACACAATCGAATATGCTGACCATATTGAGAAAATTCTTAAGAATGTAAAAAAGTCAGACGAAGAGATTTCCAAATCACGCAGCAGTGAAGCGGGAATTTCTGATCCGGAATAAATCATACCTTCATTTTATAATCCCATTTTATTTTGATGCCGGAACTTTTAGTGCAAGATAATATTTATTTGGCAGATAAGCCGCTTGATAAAACAAGCTTTGATATTGTTGCTTTATTCAAGCGGGAATTTCACTTGAATAAAATAGGACACTCCGGAACACTTGACCCGAGAGCAACAGGGCTTTTAATTTTATGCTCAGGCAAAAAAACTAAGATGATAAATGAGTTTATTGATTATGATAAAGAGTATAACGGGATAATAAGAATAGGCGCAACTACTCCTACTTTTGATACGGAATCCGAAGAAGAAAATTTGAAGGATGCTTCAGTTGTAACAGATGAGGCTATACAAAAGGTAAAAGAGAAATTTTTCGGAGATATAGAGCAGATTCCGCCGATGCATTCAGCCGTGAAGCATAAAGGCAAGCCTTTATATAAAATGGCGAGAAAAGGGGAGACGATTGAAAGAAAGCCGCGCCCCGTTACAATCACTGATTTGCACCTGCAGAGGCTTTCGGAGACCGAAATATTTTTCAATGTTAGCTGCTCGAAGGGTACGTACATAAGAACTTTGGCGAATGATATAGGCGAAGAATTAGGCGTAGGAGGCTATTTAAAAACGCTGCAAAGAACAAGAATAGGGAAGTATAAGCTGGAAGAATTTTCCGATGAAGTAAAAGGTGTGAAGTACAAAATTTTAAAAGATTAGTACCGAAATTTTACATAAAATTTATCACTAAAATTTGTTAATTTTGTTATTCGTTTAGAGAGATGGCTGAGTGGTTGAAAGCGGCGGTCTTGAAAGACTTTGCAAATCCGCATTATCCGTCTGTAATCGCACTTTTCACTAATCAAAGAACAAAACTACTAATCAAAAGTACTAAACAATTCTGCAATAATCAATACTAAATCACTGTATTTATAGGTTATACCTTCAATCCTGTATTAAATAAGATATTTAAAGCGTTTTAGAGAGTGTTTCAATAGAATTCTTATAATCAGTCTATGAATGAATTATGATTGATTTAAACAGTGTTTCTGTGCGAATTCTATGTACTGTAATAGAGTTTTCAATCTGTTTGAATCAGATAAAATTATATAAATGTTATGAAGTCTTGAAGTAATCTACCTGTTTATTGGCTGCTTTGATTATGAGAATTGAAGAATTTATTTTGGATAGGTTATCATTGGATTGGAGAGGAGAGGTTAGGGTGAGAGAGAGTGTAAAAAGTATAAATTGTTCTATCTACATTTATCCTATACTATATAGCTTTAGCATTATAGTTCATTACTCTCTTTATTTCTTCTTATTCTACTCTGTATTCTGTTATGCGCCAGTCTCAATTACTACTATAAATCTATTCATCTTAACATACTATCTTCTTATCATTGAGAAAGTATTTCATCTCTTAATTTATTAATTACTTTCAAAGATATTTCATTAAACTCTCTTATTAATTTATATAAATCTATCATGCTTTCTTGCCTCTTTAATATGTCTAATTCTTCTTTGTCTTCTTTCTTTTCTTCTACATAAATTTGAAGTAAAAATTTTATACCAATGATATTCGTTATTGCTATCTCTAAATCACTAAACATTGAATTTTTATGTTTATCAAATAATATAATTAGATTTATGAATTCTGCATAAGAGCTCTCAAATTTATTTACTATAGCTTTAAGCTTCTGTCTATCTAAAATGGGAGTTCTAAATATGTGTTCTATTATATGTAATTCCTCAACAACATCTTTTCTACTATTTTCTAATTGTTTTAAGTCGCTTAAGTTTAAACTCAGTTTAGTTTCTCTTAAATTATTTTTCCTTTGAGCATCAATAGTTTTTTCTAATAATTCCTGTGAATTTTTTAATTGCTTCTTAGTGTTCCAAATACTAACAATTATACCAGTAATAGCAACAATTGAAGTTAATATAGCTGTAATACTTATTATTGTATCTTTTGTGTCCATTTATTAAAGAATAGATTTATCAACTTGCGAATTTAAATGTTCTAATACTGCACTTACTCCTTCTCTGTAATTTGATTCAAAAAAATTATTATACATTGTTGATTTGTCTAAAAAATTTTCATTTACAAACTTTTTACTTTTCTCTATAATGTTCTTAAATTTCGAGACAAATAAATCAGATAATGGATTTGTAAATAATATTTCAATATCTCCTATATTTTTAACTTCTTTATGGGCAAATATCTTATCTCTTGCTCCAAATAAAAATTTCTTATCTTCTTCAATATCGGCAAGAAACAAATTATAATTGTCGTCAAATGTTTTTCTAAACTCTGCTGTTTTATTCTTATCTTTCATTGTTTTTTCTGCATCGAAATAAATACAATATCCATTAGTAATATAATTTCTATATCTTTTAATATTTGCTTCTTTTGGATCATTACTTAAAACACTACTTAGAAATAAGACAGTTTGCTGAATGTAAAGATTGGAGTAAAAAGAAATCATTAAGACTTCTGGCTTTACTCCTCCGCGACATAAACTCAATTTTTCGTTAAAAACATTTTTATATTCCTCAGACCATTTCAAAAATAATTCCGAAGTATTTAAGCAGTGATGAATTGTTTCTTGTAGTTGATTCACTTTCAATTATTCTTTTGTTTTATTTATAAATGTTGGAATATGAAATTTGAAAAATGGTTCGCAATCATCTTTTGTTATATATATTCTGTAAGAATTTTCTTCATCAGTGGATTTTTCAATTGCATACCCGTCTTCATCAAAACACATATCTGAATAAAAAATTTTGCCATTTTTATCTAATAAATGATAAACATTAAATTCATTTGGTAATAATAATTTTTTGCATTCAATTATAAATGGTACTAATTGATTTTCAAAATGAAGACTACCACTGGCATATTTTAACTCTGTGTTTAGTCCTAAACTACTACAAATTAAGCTGAAATTATTAGTCTCAACGCTATTTGCTATTTTATAATCATATTCTTTATGGCATACAATATCTCTATAATGCTTAATCATTTTAGATAAGGATTTCACTTCTTTAATTTCATCACCTCTGTACCTTTCATAATGTTTAATGGGGATAGATTCTACAATCTTATTAAATTCAGTTTCATTGTTCTTTTCAAGATAGTATATAATAGCCGCTAAGTTTATAAATATGTATGTCAAATACATGTCGTGGTGGTAGCGAAATGAATGGAACTCTGTTTCTCCTATATCGTGACTTTTAAATTCCAATACACAAAATTTTGAAAAAGCATATTGCAAATTATTAAAAGCCATTTCCACAAATGAATCAATTTTATTTTCTGTAAATGGTTTGTTTGAAACTGCATTCTTAATTTGCTTAAAATAATATTTCTCGTTAATATCAGTAGTCTGAAAAACCCAATACACAAAAAATTTATTGAACAATTCTATTAGTCTGTTTTGGTTGTTTAATTTTAATCTCTCCATAAAAGAATAAATATTCATTTTCTCAAACTTCATGTTTGGATTTGAAATATTGTCTGAGCTTTTAAGAAATTCAGCAAATGATTCAACAGTGTCAATCTCCGGAATTTCAACTACAAAAACAAATTCTAACTTTTCGTGGTCATAATATCTGCGACCAATATTTGTATTGGGATATTTAGTGAGAATCTGATAGATAATGTCATATTGAATTTTATAAAGTTGTGTGTAATTATCCATATTTTTTTAACCTATTAATATATGGTTATTTATGGTAAATTAAAATATTCAAATTCGTTAATAAAACAAGATTATGTCTAAAAATTTCAAATTATTCGATATAAGTGATGAACTTAAACAAAAATTATTGTCTGAGTTTAATAAGCTGTACGGCTTTCACGGAAATAAAATGGCATTACAAGGTTTACAAGATATTATAATGAGATATTTTGTACCTCATTGTTATACCAACAATAAGGAAAGATGGATTACAAGAGAGTTAGAAGGGGAAAATTCAAGTAGAGGCTTTCATCACTATGCGCCAAGAATTGAAATAAAATTTGATAAAGATGATAATATAATTGATTTCAATGCAAACATGGTTTCAAACCCTCTTGACCTGTTATTAGAGGAAATTATGATTTATAATCCAATAGACACTTCTCGATATGATAAGATGTTAAGGGCAATTAGCATTGATAAATATGATGAAATTCCCTTTAAAGATTTTTTAGAAGATTATGGAGAACACTTAATCCCACAAGATGAAGTTGAAAGGCAATCAAAAGTATTTGCAGAGAAATATTTAAAAATTTATAGGGATTTAAAGTCTCATGGCATAGAAACTTTTCAATATCTGAATTCCTAAATTTCAATAATAAATTATATGTCTGAACCTCAGAAAGCACCGGATGATATAAGTAATGAAATAAGCGAGATTCTTATCAGCTTATCAAAACAGATTAATGCCTATGATTATATTCGTATAAAAGAGGCATATAATTCACACATTGGATTACCTGAATTAAGTTTTGTTCAAAGACAGATTTGCCATTGTATAATAATGGGTTTTCATTTATCTGCATTCACTCTAACAAACCACCTATTAGAGAAAGCAACAAAAATTATGTTAATCTATAATGATTCACTAAAAGATAAAATCACTGGTGAAAAATTTGAATTAATAAAATCTCTCGCTAAAAGCACAATGAATTATGACAAGGAAAATCTTTATGATAATATTGAATCATTAAAAAAGGAAAATTTGATTGATGACAATGAAAAGGATAGATTGCATTTTATGAGAGATAATTATAGAAACGCTTTATCTCATGCAGATAGAAGGAAGTTATATGGTGAAAGTACCGTTGCGATACAAGAAATTATAGGTACTGAAAATGCCAAGAAAGTTATGGATGGAAAAATAGACGAGTTCCCCAAAGAAGACTTTGAATACTATAATGTTCCTATGGCAGATTTTCTTTTTATTAAGAATTTATCAGAAGCCAAAAGTGTAGAATACTTTGTGGAACTCGATACTATTATTAAGAATATTTTTAGTAAAATTAAGAAGAAGTCATCATAACTTTACTTCAGCTTTAAATTTTCTTTTTGTACCTTTGAATTCTACTTTGAATTTGTATTGTCTGATAAGACAAAAATGAAAAACAAAGTAAATAAAAGTAAGAAAATCTATTGTGATAGATTCCATAGATCAAATTGTTTACGGCGTAACCATAATGAATAATTTATAATAAACTGGTTACAACCTATTTTTTAAAATAAGTTAAACAAGTTCTTTCTGGTCGCTGTAGTTTTGCTATGAATCCTGGATTGTTGAGGTGTAATTTGAATTGCTATTGCAATATTATGAGTTACCTCTTAAAATAAGTGGATATGGAGCGTTAATGGTGCGTATGTAAAAGGACTTATGTTAAAATAAAATTAACCATTTTTAATAGCACTTACAATTCAATTAATTTTCACCATTCATGGTTTATTTATATCCCATTACCAGTGCAACTTCTTCTGAAGTGATAGCACCCATATCATACATACTTTTAACTTCTTCGATGTCTGGCTTTAAATCGGGTTGATGTTCTAACATTAACTTATCCCCAAAGTTTTCAAATATAAATTTATTTAATTTCGCATCTATACCTTGCAATAAAGGAATTACAACTGACTTTGTGAAGTTTTCTAAAATAGGTCTTGCATTGGCTCTGTTTAAATCTTTACTGTTACCTAAAATGCCATTTGGAGTTTGAAATATCATAAGCAATAATTCTCTCATTAAAACACTGCTTTGTGCATAGTCTAATTCTTTTGGTGAATTTTGTATTTGTTTATATTGAACATCTGGTGGTAAAATAGCAGTCTTTCCTGCGTTTTGGGTCCCTGAGAAATTCTTATTCCATGTTTCTAACATTCTTTCTTTTTCTTCGGCGCTAAAGTCTGCGGTAAGCTGTAATAGGGAAGCAATGCGCCCATCGTTTTCAAATAATTTTTTCTGATATTTACATTGAAAATTGTAAACATCAATTATATAAGCTGCCTTTTCAATTATACCTAAACCATAAGGTGATTTTAAACAAGGATTTTTATATGAGAAATGGATTATATCTTCGGGAGCAAATTCTTCTATTAATGTTTGATTAGAATAAAGAGAGTAATTTTCTATTTCAGTTGTTATTTTGTCTATTTGAATCTTTACATCTTCCGGTGGTAAAATTGAAAATCCAATAGGGTATTTGAATTTATTTCTTCTGATTACCCAATAACAATTACCTGTTAAATCTTGAAGCATTACAGTTCTTTCAATCATTTCAACCCAACTAAACCTTTTGCTTGGATTTTTTATAATAGAAATTATTGGATGTTCATTTATAACTTCCTTTTTCTCAGTTTGATTTAACATTTCATAAAGAACTGGTTTGGATCTTGCAACATTCATTGACCTTGCATCAATACAGGTAGAAACTAAATCTTTATAGCACGATAAATAAAAAGAATAATTACCTTTATTAAAAACTACTGAATCAAAATTACTAACTTTAAAAGTTTCCTGTATTACTTCTGCTAAATTAATTGAATTTGTATTTGAGAAATTCTTTTTAACTGTATTACTTTTTCTTTGTACTACTTTTTTATCTGTGGTCTTACCCATTATTTTATTCTTCTATATATATTATATCGAAACCTTTAACCTATAATTATTCTTGAATCTCTATTTGCTCTTACTGGAAATTCTGTATGAACTAAATATCCTAAGTTATCTGAATTGTGAGTTAATGAATCATCTTTCTTTTTATCAATATCATTACCTTTCCAACTAACTTCTTCAAAATCTCTTATTAAATTTTTGCAATTATCGGGGTCAATGAATATTCCATATTGCTCTTGGCTATTACATAATTTTGAATTTAAATGAATTACTCTGTTTTCAACTAAAGGATTTTTAGTTTGTACTCTCATAATTGCATTAGGAAATTCTAATTTGATAATTTCCCAATTGGTATTTCTACTCGCTGAATTTCTATCATTACCTTTGGCATCACCATATAAGAATATTTGTCCATTAAAGTTTATCGAATCTAAATATCTTTTTATAATTTTACATTGCTCTGGTGTATTTGAATTAGGAGTATTTATTACTTTCAATACATTGACAATTCTTTCTTGCTCCCTTTTTTCTACATCACCTTTTGCAATTTGACATATCGAGGTAGTCATGGGATTTACATTGAAGTCAAATGATAGACAAATAGGCAAATTGTGGTCTAAGTATGTCTTTCGTATGTTAAAATCTCTATTGAAAGCATGATAAACCAATCCTTCTGCTTCTTCAAATCCTGCTTCCCATTCTTGTCTAAAGGTTTTTTCATCCATTGTCCTACTACATTCTTCTATATATTCTAAATCAGCAAAAGGCGAATCTTTGCTCTTAAATAGCCAGCTTTTATAGTTAGGATAGTTGATTGAATCTTGACCTTTCATATATAGTCGGTAAATTCCGTCTCTACCATTAGGAGTTGAAGCAAATAAAGCTCTTCCTTTCTTTATCATTAATGCAGGTTGAATAATTTCTCCCCAAATCTTTTCTTCCATTAATCTAAACTCATCGATTCCTGCAAAATCAATTGTTCTACCTCTTAGCTTCTGAATTTTCTCGGAAGACTTGATACTGATTTTACTTTTATTCTTTTTTCTATATAGAGTAAGCTCATGTTCATTAGTTTTGTAATCCCATTTCAAATCATCAGCTCTATCTTTTAATCTGTCCCAAAAAGTTTCTCGACCCATTTCAAGATTTTTCGTAACAAGCCATGAAATTGAATTAGGTTTCTGATAAGCTACTCTTAATGCTTCTTCAACTAATAGAGTGGTTTTACCAAATTGACGACCGGAAACAACGATTCTAAATCTTGTAGAGTCTTTAAAAACTATTTGTTGAAGTGGGTGATTTTTAATTATATCTGTACTCAAATAGCTCCATTTTTAAAACTGCGAAACGAAAACTATTTTTTGATATAAACTTTGAAGTGAATTATTCTGTAGGATTTACTTCTTCAATTGCGTCTGTTTGTTCAGGTGATTCTTCACTGCTTGGTGGTAATTCTTCTTCTTCTTTCTCTGAATTGAAATCTATTTTATCAAATTGAGTTACATATTTTGCGTACTCAAGTTTAAATCTGTCATTGTTAATACCACCTTTTCCACCTCTTGCGGTTGAAATACATCTATCGCCAAGTTCATCTAAAATTATAAATCCTTTATTTCTGATTGAATCAACTCTATCAACAATTCTTCTGTGGAAATTTTTTATAAATCTTTTTACTTCTTCATCATTTCTGATTCTACTTGCTTGAATTTCAGACCTACCAATTTTATTAGCCATTTCTTTATTGGTTAAGTTTGGATTTTTCAACCAATGAATTACAAACAATTTTTCTTTTTCGTTGAAATTATAACCTTCAAAATATCTGTCTTCTTCATCTTCTAAATCTTCATCTTTATTATTTTCTTGTAGCTTTGCCAATTGTTTTAAAACAATTTTTAAATCTAATTTAGATTCATTTATTTCATTTAAAAGTTCATCATTGTCAATATTTTCTATTTCTGACATTGTTACTCCTTGTTGTTTTCTCTTTCGCCAAATCTCTGGACTACCTTACCACCTATACCGATGCCAAGTATTCCAAAAATCAAATATGAAATCTCTTTTATATAATTTAAATCTGCTCTCTGAAAGCAGAGAATTATAAATACTGTTACAAGAATTAACATTACTGATAAACATATCAATAAAGAAAATCTTTGTGATGAAATATTATTGCTCTCATCTAATAATGATTTTATAAATTCTTTCATTTTTAATAAATCTTTCCATTAATAATTCTATGATTGTAAAATTTGTAATTCCCTTTATTATCCAATATTTCTAAGTAACCAAATCCTAAATTCCAATTGTTGTAAGGTCTGTAATCCGGTGATAATTCACATAGACAACCCATTGCATAACTTTCTTTTCGATTATTATATAAGTCAACTTGGAATTCTTCATCGCTTCTATGAAAATGTCCGAAACAAACATTGTCATCAACTTTTTTTAAAAAAGTTTTTGCTAAGTATGTACCACCACCACAGGAAAATTCATGCCCATGAATAACAGTCATCTTTCCTACCTTGATGAACTTCTTTTCATCAACGGTGTCAATTTTTAATTGCTTTAGATTTAAAAGGGAATCAAATTTGAGTGCTGATAAATTAAAGAATTCTGGACACTGAGTAATTATGTGTTTTTCAACTCGCTCATCGTGATTGCCTACTTTAAAAATTATTTTTTGATTTTTGAATCCTTTCCTAATTTCACTTATTACTTTTATTCCTTTTTCTATTTCATCCTGTAGAAATGATTTTGTGGGGTCTTTAATGTACTTTGCAACTGAATACCAATCTAAGACATCACCATTTAGAATGATTGTATCAACTTTCTTTTCAAGTCCATAGTTTAAAGCAATATTCAATGCTTTTTGATTATGATAGGGAACATGTATGTCAGAAAGGATTAAAACTCTTTTGGAATGCTTTAGTACTATTTGGTTTCTTTGATTTATCTCTCCGCGAGGGATATCAAATTTAATTTTCTTCAAATTATTTCCTATTTATATCGGTAGAAAAAAACTGATTTGATATAATTAGTTTTATTTTGAAGTTTTATAAAAAACTTTTAATTTTTTTTATTGAGTTCAATTTTTAATTCATTAATCTTGCCTAATAATTCGATATGTTTATTAGTATTGTCTTCTTTTAAATCCTCGAATCTTGATAAATAATTTTGCTTTATTTCTTTACTTTCTTGTTCAATGCCCTCAATTCTTTTTTTATCTTGATTGTATATGTAAATTATTAATCCTAAGACTATCCCATAAATTGAGTTTAATATTGTGCTAATGTCCAATGTATTTCCTTGTTAGAATGTTTTAATATGATTGAAGAAATAATTTTATAAAGATGAATCTAAACACTTCCACCTTATGTTGTCGCCATCTAAAATAAATGGAATTGTATATTGTGGACTTACACTGATACTTGATTCACTTCTGAAATAGAAAGAATAATAGTTGGGGTCGAATACTGACATGTGGTCAAGGTCACAAGCATCATCAAAGGTAAGATAGATTACACTTCCGTTTGTCCAACCCTCTTTATTGATAGCTTTAATTATAGCTGAACCAGTAATTAAAAAATAATTTCCAACACCTAAATCTATATTATCTTTTGCTGAAACATTAGAACCTTGTTTTCCTAATATTCTACCATTAAAAGTAATGTTATCCACTGCAACATCACCACTTAAATTTATATTTTTATGTATATATGCCATTATTTTATTTGTTAAATATTTGAGGTAACTATCTCTTCTGGATTATCCCCTGTTGTTATTGCTGAAACAGTTGTATAGTATGTTGTACCAGTAATCGAATTTAAATATAAGTTGCCTGTTCTCATTTTGAAAATGTTTGTGCCTCTAAATACACAATTTGAAAAGGTTACACTATCAACTCTAAAATCAAAATAAACATCTTTAAAAGTTAAGTTTGCAAAAGTAGGAGTTGCTCCGAAACCACCGTCATCGTGTGTGATAGTAACATCTTCTATAATGCTATTTATTGCAGAGCCTCCGCTATCCATAGCCGCATCATCTGTTCTTAATTTAACAGATTGTGATATTCCTTTTACATGAACTCTTGGGTAAAAGTATGTTCCGATTTCTGTATTAGTAATAGGTATTGAGGTATCAGTTATTCCTATTCCCTCAATTGAAATTATTTGTTGTATTGTTGCAGATGAACCACTTGAAGTTATACTATCTTTAGCTTGCTTCATTGCTAAAGCCCAGCTTGTTGCAACTTTATTCGGAACACTATTTATACCATTTGGCAAAAACCTAATCAGATTTGGTGATACCTGATATAAAAAATTAGCTGTGATTGCACCAATATTTGCGGAAAGGACAGCGTTATTTACTGTGGTATCTACATAAGATTTATTTGTTAAATGACCACCGACAGTAGGAGCTACTGAGCAAGAAGGTGCAAAATTATTGAAAATATTTTGTCCTGAATAATTATTTGTAAAGCCTAATCTTGCATAAACAGTATTTGCAAAAGATTGATATAAAAATCCATTAGTTGGTACACTTGCAACACCTGAATAAATTGGAACAGTCGAAAACGTAGTCGTTCCCGAAACTGTATTTTGACCTGTAAATGTATTAGAAGAAGTTAAACCTACAAGATTACTTGCAATCCTCAATGCATCACTAAAATTCATTTTATGAACTGGTGTAATTCCTTGTCCTGCTATATTTTCACTCAATGTATTTACTTGAATATTATCTGCATGAGCTAAATCTGCACCATTCATATTAAATGAATCAAAAATATTAGTCTGACCTGTAATAGAAACATCACCTATAACCTTTAAAGTGTCTAATACAGGGTCTTTATCGCTTATATGTATAGTGCCATATTTAATAAGCTGTGAACTTGCATTCCAAATTTGGTAATATCCGTCTTCAACAGTACCAAAGTCCCATACTCCATCACCAATATGTGTACCTGTATAAGTATTGACTGAAAATGGTGAACGTCTTAAATAAAAATTCCCTGTGGTTTGTGGGCTATAAACTGTTTTACCTGAAATGGTATCAGTAAATCCTAATGTTTTTGTATATGCAACACTCATAATTTTATCTTAAATTTTATCATAACCTTTAAACAATTGCAAAATCTAATGGAACATAAATATTGTCTATATCAACCCAATTTATTTTTTCTAATCTTTTTGAAGTCCATTTCATTATTACAGATTTATTGCTGTTTGCAAATGCCCCACCTCTATTAATTCCTAATTCAAAATCTTCACCTGAATAAACAACTTGGAAACTTCTACTTAACACATCGCTTCTTGGAATTAAAATTATTTTATATCCATTATTTTCATACTCAAGAATTGACTGAATTTTTAAAGAGTTTTCTTTTTTAATAAATTCATCATAGTGGAGTGTAAAAATAATTCGCTTCTTACCTCTATAAACTTTTACTATCTCTTTATTCTTTTCTAATACATGCGTAATATCTTCATCTTTATATGTTTCAATAAGACCACCGCTATTTGTAAAATCTAAATCTATTTCTTCAACAAATACATCAGACGAAGTTAGAATTCTGAATCTTGGATAGGAATATCCGTTAATTATGTTCGACATTGTTTCTTAAATTTTCACTACTGACAAAAACGTTTTTTTATTAATCAGATCGAATTTTACTTTTTGAACAGAAAAGATTGCATCATTGAGAGTGTTAGAGTAAGGATAGTTTTTTATTTTAACTATATAAGACGGGTTTGTGATAATACCCTCATACTCAATAGTAAGTAATAATTGAAGTTTGCTCTTTAGTAAAGGTTTGAAGTTGTTTTTAAAGGTTTCCGTTGTAACGTAATGCTGATAATTTTCCACTTTTTGTGTGGATAAATTGTATCTCATTAAGCAATTACCTGGATTACCTCTATAGCCAAAAGAATTTCCTGATGGTTGATTATTGTAAGTATAGAAATTTCCATAGCCATAATTATCACCATGAGGTGCTGACCTTGCCAGAGTAATATCTAACATTCCTGCATTACTGCGACTATTAACAATAGGCGTAACTCTTAAAGTCATTGAAGCATTGTAGCTCTTATTGTTTTCGTATATGCTCGTATGGTCTGATGTAGGATAACAATAAACCTCTTTTAAGTTTATATTCGAGATGTTCTCTTCACCAAAAATGTATGTCTTGAAATCTGAATAGTTTATCTCATAGCTTGTAGAGATAAATGCTAACTGCTTAAAAGGATTTGTTGTAAGAGTAGATACATTTTTTTCGGATAGTAGAATTTTTCTATTTCCTTTTACATCAACTTCCTTTCTTGTATTTAAAGCAAAAGGACTTAGTAATTCACCTGAACTCCAAAACTCGCCGTCATCAATCATTATGTTGTCGCCACCAATTTCTGACATCTGATTTTCTACATCATGCTTAATAAATTTTTCATCGTAATCTATTTCCAGTATAGGAAAGTTTGTTATATCGTATCTATTTCTTACAATCATTTCTCTATTGTTGAAATACCATACCCAACCCATAGAAAGACAAATACCTTTAAAGAAATCATATAAGTTAAATTCTTCATGCTGAAAACTCTTGTAACCTACCTTACAAAAAATTTCATCATTGATAAATTTGTTATCAGGTCTATATAAGTAAGGATTATGAATTATGTAATATTGTGCACCTATATAGAATCGAATGTTAGTTATATAGTCTGCTTTGAAGTATGTATTTTTTACATGGTAATCAAAACCAGAGGAATGGAAACCCGGACTATTGAATTGTGTTGGCATGGAAATATCATCTGCGGGTAAATCTGGAATGTATTTGTTGGAATAGTATTCCTTAAATTCTTTTTCTATACCAACGATTGATAAATCAATTATCTCTTGCTCTCTATCAATCATCTTAATATTTTCTGGGTATAATACACCTGTATAAACTATATCCTCATCATTTTTTATATTAATAAGATATTTGAAATAAACATCTTGGTTGTAAAGTTGAAAAAACTCGGAAAGTTTTTGTGTGCTTGTTAGATTTTCATTGAAGCATTTAAGACTTACTGTAGAAGTTTCAAAGAATAATTTTTTTTCATCGTCCACAGTTTCAACCGTAATTTCAATTGGAGTTAGTGAATCTTCAACTGCATAATGATATAAATCAATTGTACCTGATAAGGAATAATTACTTTGAGATGTAAAGAAATTTACTTCTTGAATTTCTAAGTCAGTATCAAACCCGTATTTGTAACAGAGAATATTTATCATTATAATTGCCTAAAATTTTTCTTCGATTTATAGCGAGGATAATTCTTTTCTAAGAATCGAATTCCGTCTTGTTCTAATGAGAAATATTTTTCTATTACTTGAGGTTGTGTTGCAACTGTATTATTAATAGTTTGATTATTTAATGCTTTCATGGTATCGCTATGGCTCAAAACTCTTCCGTCTATTTTTGGTACAATCAATTCAACACCTCTTTCACCAGTGAAGTATGGTCTATTGGCTTTTATTTCTCCGCCTGAAGCTCTGCCAGGAATTGCTAATCCTGCACCGGGAAAAATCAAATTCAAAAGTCCGCTTATAGCTTTACTAATTAACGAATTGATAAGAGCGGTTGTAACTTCTTGCATGAATTGTTCAAACAAACTATTAGCTTCTCCAAAGGTATCTTCCCATGCTTTACCTAATGAATTTCTTAATACATCACCTAAAGAGTTTAGCATTAAGGAAGCATTTTGAAATTGTTCCGAAGAAATTATTGCATCTCTATCTTTTTCTGCTTTGTCTTTATCTTGCTTTTTGATTCGTGCTTCTAAATCAATTGGAGTTTTTATTTGCTCGATTGGATTTAATTGACCCGTAACAGGGTTGTAATCACCATATCCTTTTATATCTATCTTATCAGGTAGTTTGAGTTCATTTAGATTAAGTTTCTTAAAAGCGATTTGTGATTCTAAGTCATCAATTGCTTTTTGATATTCCTTAACTGCAATTGTATTTTTATCCCAAATAACACCTTGCGAAGTTAATTCTTGTTTGAGTAGGTCAAACTCTTTTTGTGTGTTGGTAAGTTCTTCTTGAAGTCTGCTTAAATCAGTAGTGAGTTTTTCTTCTTCAGATTTTCCTTTCTTATCTGAACTACCTATACTTGTTGTCTTAGGTTTATATTCTGAGGCTTGCTTAAGAGTATTTAAGAATTCATTCTTAGCTTCTTCATATTTTCCGGCTGTAAATAAAGACCATGCTTTAGATAAACTTTGTGAGATTTTGGCATTATTCAGCATTTCAGATGAAATACCAAAAATGGAAGCGACACCAGTGGCACCCAACTTTTTAAAAACATCAATTAAATTGCCTGTATTAATTCCTAAACTTCTTAATCTATCTCCAAATGTTGCGATTACATTTGACCAATCTTTGCTTACATCTTTACCTATTAAGTGGGTTTTTATAATATCAGATATTACAGCTCTTAATTTTGATTGACTGACACCTAACTTTGAAATTATTTCATCCTGCTTATGTTTTAAATCTTCATATCCTTGTGCATTCAATTTCACTGTTTTTGAATGCGTTACCATAGTATTAGTTAATGAGCTCCATTCTTGCACTGATTCATTGACTACACCAGACTGTAATGCCTTAGTATTCTTTTCGTATTCAAGATTTAATTCTGTTACTTCTTTTGTTAAATCTTTATAGTCATTTCCTAATTCTGAAATTTTTAAATTCTTGTTTGCATTTAGAAGCTCAACATTTGCATTATAAAGATTTTTTGTTTCCTGTGTTACGTCCTGAAGTTTACTTTTTAAATCACTTTCATTAATACTTCTTTGTTTAATTTGCTCTACGAGGATTGGATTAATACTTTTTAAACTTGCGAGCGCTTGGTTATACTCATTTTGTTCTGAAGTATTAAGTTTAGTATTATTTATTTCAGCATGATAACCTTTAAGAATAATTGTAACATCGCTTATTGATTTGCCATATTTCTTTACATTATCATTTGCAGATTGTATTCGGGTATCTAAATCTTCAATCTTATGTGCTGATTCATCTACTTTGTCAGCTAAAAGTCCTAATCCAGTAATCAATCCTGCTATTGCAATACCTATAATGCTAATCCAACCCATTGATAATGACAGACCTTGAAAAGCAATTCTTAATGCACTGATTAATGGAATCAATTGTGCAACAATACCAATAGCACCAGTGAAGATTATTAATGTATTAGAGAAATTTCCATTTCCGTCTTTTAAGAAATTGAAGAAAGGTTGAATTGCTTGACTTAATAATTCACCAAATCTTTGTTTGATTGTAAGAATAGTTGCACCTAAACTTGCTTGTTGTCCTGCAAATGTATTTGTAAGTTTTGAAGCATCTCCTAATTGACCATTTGTTTCTTTTAGAATACCATTGTATAACGCCATTCTAACTTTCGCATCTGTTGAAACTTTCGCTAAATCCTTTTGACTGAATCCTGCTTCCGTTAATATTACTGATAGGTTTTTTGTAACCCCTGCATTATCAACAAGCATAGAGTTTTGATTCTTAATACCTTCAGTTGCAGAAGCGATTGCATATCCAAACTCTAATGAACTTTGTCTACCAAACGCAGCCGCATCACCTAATCTTTTAATTAATTCTATAGATTGGTTTAAATCGAATCCGCTTGCTAAAAGATTTTTCAGAGATAGGGAAGCATCACCAATGTTTAATAAACCATTCTTTACAAGGTCTAAATTCTTTATGCTATTTAAAGCAGCTGATTCATCTATACCTTTAAATTTCGATATGCTTTCTAATCCTAACTTTGCAGATTGAAGTTTATTAAACTCACCTATGAAGTCTGAAATTGTCTCTTTTATTCTTGAGAAAGCCATAACAACACCTGCGGTTACGACTGTAGTATTTTCAAATAATTCAAACAGAGCCATCCCAGACATCTTCACATCTTTGTCAAGACCTCTAAACTCTCTGCTTAATCCATTTATTGTAGTAGCAAGGACACCTGCTCTTGTTTTTAAATCATTGAATGCTTGAGAACCGCGACCGCCGGACTGAACAAGTTTATCCATTTCTGCTTGCGTGGATTTAAGCATAGTGCGAAGCTCTGAGATTCCTTTTCCGTTAAGTTCGGCTGCTATCTTTATTCTTAAATTTCTATCTGCCAATTTGTCTCTTGTTAAAATTTCATAGAGACGAAAACTTTAATTGGATAAAACCTTGTCGATTTGTGCTTCGGCTTGTTTTGAGATACCGAATGGCTCTCTTGGTGGTAAGTTGTTTGATTTGTTACCTAACTGAAGATATGAAAGTATTTGGTCACGGCTATTTGCAACATAAACTTCAAATAATGAACTTGTAATTTTTTCAGAAAGAATTGAATTGAACAATGTACCTGTTTCATAGAAAGGTCTTGAATGTCCCTTTTTTCGGATTGTAGAAGCTGCTAAAGGATGAACTGCATTACCAAAGTAGTCTTTTCCGGTTTGTAAATTCTTTTCAATGTCTTCTTTAATAATTCTTGTTATCAGATTTAACTGTTCTTCAGATACATTTAAATCTTTTTCAATAAGAGGATATATATCTTGAAATATTCTGCCGTCTAATTCAGCTGTTATATTTATCATTTAGTAGTCGCATTTTTCCTAATCATGTATTCTATAAAAACTGTTTCACTGACTTGTATAAACCATTCTAATATTTCTAAGTAATCAAAATTATCTTCAATAGATTTTCGATTGTAGAGTTTTGTATCGGCTAAATTGAAAATAATTTTATTAAAAATGTGCAGAGTAGGATTCTCGACTTTTATTTCAGGAAGAAATATGTCTTTTAATTGTTCTTCATTATCTGTTTTATAATTCTCATTGATATAATCTAAAGCATCTTTTAAATCAGCTTCGAGTTCTTTTTGAAGAAAAAAAAATAATTAAACACATCTAATATGAAATTATTGTACTCAAGTAATTCTTTTTCATCTATAGGATTATGATTAATTTGATAAGCATTTTTAAAGAGCAAATCACAAAGTTTTTTTACATTGTTTTCATTTGCAAATAAAAATATTTGAATGGCTTCGGATTGTCTTCTATAGAATTCATTTATTACATTCTCTGATAATAATTCTTCCGATAACTGTTTTCTAAGTTCCTGTTTGCTTTCATTATTTATATCTTTATTATAATGCTCAGCCAAGTCTTGAAGCAGTTTCATTTTATGAATATTATTATAAAACTGGTCACAAAGTTCTTCACCTATATATTCTTTTTCGTAGTTTAAATATTTTCTATTAAAAATAATTTGTTCTACTCTATCTGGATTGAAAAGGAATTGTTTTACAACATATTCTTGTCCTGCTAAAGTAAATTTATTTTCTTCCATAATATTCGATTGGTTTTCTTCCATAAGCAAATAAAAATTGATTTATCGGAAGGAATACAATTTTAGCACGAGCTTCTAATAACGAGATCAGAAATTCTTTTGTAATACTGTATTCCTTGTTTTCACGATAATATTTTTTGTTTATTTCTATTCCTTCTATGAATTTTATTCTATACATAAATTAGAATTAAACACCACTTGGAACTGAAGTTTCGACTGTTACATAATATTTGTTTGCAGGAATTGTAACAGTAGTAGAAGTATAAGCTCCAAAACCTGAGCTAACTGAACCAGTTAACGCAGTGCCACTGATTGATAGCGATGAAGCTAAAGCACTCGCCTTATATTCAAATGGAAATTCACCACCTGGAAATTTTACATTATCAACTTGTGGAGTAATAGTACCTACACCAATAAAAATTTCTTGTGCGGTTAATGAACCCGGTCTTGAATTGAGTTTATATAAAGAATAGAATTTACCTCTGCATTCTTCTGCAATATCTAAAACAGCTTTGTTAGTTTGCATAAGGGTAGCTGTAACCATAACTTCTCTATCACCTAAT